TGGGGCTACCGCCCCTAGTCCCTGTCGGGGGCTCCGCCCCTGCGACCCATTTTTTATCAACGAAAGAGGTTTTTCGACAGTCTGACCCGACGACATAGCCGTCGGGTTTCTGCTTGTAGAAAAAGTACGCTTTTAATTGACGTGCTATAACTTTTTTATCAGCATTCATACAGTTGTGATGATAAATTGTTCTCCGAGATTGAGAATTATGTTCTGTTTACTATGTAGGTGCGGTTTATATTCAGTCAGAGTTCGATTTAATAACATTTTTCCCGACAAAAGAAAGAGGTGATAAGTAGTGAAACCATATATAGTCCAATTAGAAATTGATGACCGTAAATCTATTGTATATTGCAAGGATGGTACAATATACAAAGGGCGATGCATCGGTGATTGTATTGTTACAAATGATGACGGCGAAGATGAAGACGGTATTCGTTATCAAGATGATGATGGTACAACAGTACTTTTAATAGATGATGACATTGAATCCGTCAAATTTATTGATTAAGCACCATTTCAGGAGTGTTTTTCTTATGGTAAAAAGGAGATAAGGTTTCATATTACGTTTAAACAGCACTTTCACGGTGCTGTTTTTATATTATCTGTTTTACAGAAAAGAAAAACATTTTGGATGAAAAGCCACAACATCGGCGCCTTGCAAACGCCGAAATAGGCGTTGATACAGAGCATCTGGGCGATATAATTCAGAGTGCGTATATGCAGACAGTTTTCGATGTGACGAAGGGTACGGATTACCGTGCGGCTTTTGATTTAATTCCCGAAAGCCGTGTGAAAGCTATTCTGTCTACTAACTGGAGCGGTCAGATGTTCTCCCAGCGTGTCTGGGATAACACAAACGCACTTGCAGACGGGCTGAAGCACGATATGCTTGTGGGCATTATGGCAGGAAAGTCCGAGCAGCATATGGCGGACGATATAATGAGCCGCTGCGGTGTCGGCGCTTTCGAGGCACGCAGGCTTGTCCGGACGGAAACCACCTGCGTTGCGAATATGGCGGAGCTGTACGGCTACAAGGAGCTTGACATTGACGAATACGAGTTTTCCGCCTGCCTTGACAGCCGTACAAGCGATCTATGTCGTGAGCTTGACGGTAAGGTGTTCAAGCGTAACAGCGCACAGGCAGGTGTAAATCTTCCGCCTATGCACCCGTTCTGCCGTTCTACAACGCTCCCTGTTCTGCCGAGCGAGGAGGATCTTGATAAAGAGCTTGCCGAACTGGGCGATGAGATAGGCGCAGATGTTGACTTTGACGAGTGGGAGCGGAACTTACAGCAGGGCGAGGACGGCAAGTGGCGGTACGTTGCAGGAAGTGCGGGTAAACCGATGAGGTTTGCAGGGGATGGTGTTGACAAATCAAAGGGAAATGGTATAATTAATATAGAATTTGATGAATTTGTACCGTGTTTAAAAGATGCAGAAACCGGTGAGATTTTTCAGACGGAAGTTAGAGAACTCACGAAATCTGAATATTCACGCTTCAAGGAGGCTGATGGTTGGAATATAGATTGGTCGGATATTCCTGATGGTGAACAGGTCTTAGGAGTATATCTTAAAAACGATACAGAACCACAGGGACTTATAGCTATACGCAAAGATAAAGGCGGTGTATACTTGTCGTATGCAAGTACAGCACCTATCAACAACAAACTGCTTAACAATGGAAAACAGAAGTTTATTGGAGTCGGAGGACATTTATTTGCGGCGGCTATAGAGGAGTCCGTAAAAGCGGGAAACGAGACCGGATGTATATACGGATATGCGGCTAATCAAGAAGTTCTTAATCATTATATAGAGAATTTTGGCGCTGTTCACTTGCCAATCACTCATGAATATCAGTTTATAATAGACGGGAAAGCGGCAGAGCAAATTCTCTCAAAATATAATTTTGAAAGGATATAAAAATGACTGAAATAATACCGGATCCTGATATTAAGGAATTTGACGGGGTATATGTAGGAGGTAAAAAGCGTTTGCCACCTAATGAATATAATCTTAGCCGATTGGCAGAGTACTTACGGAAGACGAATAAGAAATTTTCAGATTTGAGCAAAGAAGAGAAAAAAGCATTTATTTTGCCTTAAAACCGCCCACAGCAGTGAGCGGTTTTCTTATACCCGTGTGCAATCAATTTCACTTGACTTGAACATCAACTTCACAAAAAACAGCCGTTTTTTTTGTGAAGTTCGGCGCAAATACAAGCAAACTTAATAATTTTACCGCCCCATTAGGAGCGGTATTTTTATACCCAAAAACAAATTATTCCGAACGTTGTGGGCAATGAACGCAGTGGGCGGAGAAAGGACAGAAACATGAACAACAGAAGAATTTTCATCGGCTTACAGCACTTCGCAGAGGGCGAGGAGGACGGTGGCGCAAGCGCAAACGTTCCCGGCAATCAGACTGCCGATAACGGCGGTGACGCTCAGGATAACGCATCGCAGAAGCCCACCTTTGACGATATGTTAAAGGACAAGGATATGCAGTCTGAGTTTGACAAGCGTGTAAGCAAGGCACTGGAAACAGCAAAAACAAAGTGGCAGAAGGACGCAGACGAGAAGCTCTCGGAGGCGAAGAAGCTCGAAAAAATGAACGCAGAGCAGAAAGCCGAGTACCAGCGTAAGCAGACTGAGGAAAAGCTTGCAAAGCGTGAGGCGGAGGTTACAAGGCGTGAGCTTATGGCGGAAGCTAAGGTACAGCTTGCGGATAAGGGACTTCCCGTAGGGCTTGCCGCTGTGCTTGACTATACCGGTGCGGATGAATGCAAGACAAGCATTGAAACGGTCAGCAAGGCATTTGCCGAAGCCGTTGAATGTGCGGTAAACGAAAGAATGAAGGGCAATCCGCCGAAAATAGGCGCATCGGGCAAGGGTAAAGCTGAACCTGCCTCTCTTGCCGAAGCCCTGAGAATGAAGCAGGCAGGGAAATAATCAGAAAGAGGTAAAAAATTATGGCAATCACACTCGCAGAAGCAAAAGTCGGTATGGCTGATAAGGTGGATCAGCAGGTAATCGACACATTCAGACGTTCAAGCCTTCTCCTTGACAGACTTGTATTTGACAATTCAATTTCACCCGGCACGAACGGTTCAACACTGTCATACGGATATGTACAGCTAAAAACACCTGCTACCGCTTCGGTTCGTACCATAAACAGTGAGTACACGGCAAGCGAAGCAAAGAGAGAAAAGAAAACGACGGAAGCGGTAATCATGGGCGGTTCGTTTGAGGTTGACAGAGTTATAGCCAACACAAGCGGCGCAGTTGATGAACTCGCATTCCAGGCAGAGCAGAAGATAAAGGCAACGTCCAATTATTTTACGAACCTTGTTATTAACGGCACATCTGCCGCTTCGGGCGCAGGCTATGTAACAGGCACGTTTGACGGATTAAAGAAGATACTTTCAACAGCAGACACAAAGGTAACGTCAACGGCGGACCTTTCAACATCGGCACTTACCGATACTAACTATAATGCGTTCCTTGATGAGCTTGACAGCTTCCTTTCACTGCTTGACGGCAAGCCCGATATGCTCCTTATGAACGGAAAAATGCTGGCAAAACTCAGAGCGTGTGCAAGGAGAGCAGGCTATTACAGCAGAAACGAAGATTCATTCGGTACTCCTGTTGAATACTACAACGGTATAGCACTGCTTGACTGTGGCGAATATTACAACGGTACGGCTTCGGTAGATATCGTTGATACTACAGCGCCCTCAACTACCGCTTACGGTACAACGGATATTTACGCAATAAAGATAGGTCTTGACGCTTTTCACGGTATTTCGCCTACAGGTACAAAGGTAATATCCTCTTATATGCCCGACCTCACAGCTCCCGGAGCGGTAAAGAAAGGTGATGTTGAGCTTATCGCCGGTGTTGCGCTCAAGAACACCAAAAAAGCAGGTGTGCTGACCGGCATTAAGATACTGCCTAAATCGACATCGTAAGGAGAAACGCAATGACAGCACTGGAAACGCTTAAAATCCGTCTTGGCATTTCCGATGAAAAGCAGGACGGACTGCTTGCCGTGCTTCTTGACAGCGCAGAGGACACTATCCTTGATGTTATCGGCAGAGATGAACTGCCTGCAAGGCTTGTCAGCGTGCAGACAGAGCTTGCCGTTATAGCCTATAACAGACAGGGAGCAGAGGGAGAAACCGCTCGCAGCGAGGGCGGTATTTCCCGTTCCTTTATATCCGATCTGCCGCCCGATATGCAGAAACGATTGCAGAACTATCCCCGAAAGGTCGGTGTTATCCGTGCGAATGATGACGGTTGATGCAAGAACGCTTGCGGTGTATCGCAAGGTATCAAAGAAAAGCGACTATGTGGGAACGGTATCGGAGCTTAAACAGGTAGCGACAATATCTGCTGTTGTAAAGCCGGTAACCGACAGCGTATCTGTCGAACTGTACGGCGAGAGAATACACGGTATGCTGACGATAGCAACAACGGATAAAGACATGCTTAAAGTCGGAGATATAGTAAGGTGTGACGGAGCAGATTATAAGATACTCTCCGCCGCACATTACACTATGCACGACAGTGCAACGGCAGAAAGGACCTAAGCATATGGAAATGTCAATCGAAGGACTTGAAGGGCTTATGGTTAAGCTCAGACGGCTCGGCGGAAGCGTAGATGCGGCAATAGACAAGGGCATAGGTAAAGGCGTTCAGAAGATAAAGAGTGACGCAAAGGTAAACTGCCCGTATGATACAGGAAGGCTGAAAGGCAGTATCTCTACAGAACACCTTGAGCCTAAGGTCTGGGCGGTCGGTACAAACGTTGAATATGCCATGTTTGTAGAGTTCGGCACAGGTCAGCACGGCGCACCGGGTGTACCTCACACGATGCAACCGTGGAGATACAAGGACGCTAAAGGCAACTGGCATATAACGAACGGCGCACCGCCGAAACCGTATCTTTATCCTGCGTTGCTTGGCAACAGGGAGTATGTTTTCAAGTCCTGCAAGGTTGAGCTTGCAAGAGCAATAAGGAGCGCAATGGCATGATAGATATTATACCCACAATTGCTAATATGCTTGCCGATATAGGCACGGTGGAATTGCAGTTCCCCGACACCACAGCCGATTTTCCTGTCATTACGTTAAGTGAGATAGCAAATCAGAGCGACACCGTACTTCACGGTGCGGAGCGGCTGTCGGTTATCACGGTACAGATTGATGTATGGGATAAGGCGGACACGCCTGCTGTTGTAGCCGATATGTCGGCACAGATAAGCGCTGTAATGGTATCGAAAGGCTTTCGCCGTATATTCGGACAGATGATGCCCGACGGCGAATTACAGCGTAAATGTATGCGGTTTTCCGCAAAAATAGATGAACTGAATCACAGGGTTTATAGCCCTTAAGCAGAAAGGAAAATTATTATGGAACTTTTATCAAAAGGCACAAAATTACAGTATGCCGACACAAAGGCAGGCACATTTAAGACGCTTTATGGCTTGCAGTCAACTCCCGATATGGGCGGTGATCCCGAAAAGGTCGATGTAACGAACCTTGCGGACGGTGCGAAGCGTTACATACCCGGTGTCAAGGACTACGGCGATCTGGACTTCACGTTCTTTTATAACGATGAAGATGAAAATCCTGCCGTGTCGGAAGCAGACGTAGCGGCGGCGTATTCCACGCTGAGAGCGTTACAGACATCGAACGCAACCGTGTGGTTCAAGCTGATTTATCCGGATAATACGGGCTATCAGTGGAGCTCAAAGGTATCGGTAAAGCGTTCTGCGGCAGAGGTCAATGCGGCACTGAAATTCACGCTCAGAAGCACACCTCTTACAGAGCTTGAGGACGTAACTGCTGCGGCATAACTTGACATTTATAACCCTTCGTGGTATTATAAAGAAAAATATAGTATCACGGAGGGAATATTTATGGTATTAGCTGTTGTTTGTTTTATACCCGGAGCAATACTTTTAATCGCTTCTTTTTTCGCTTTTTTCAGCAATCAAGGAACCGTCGGTGCGGTAATGCTCGCTTTGGCACTGCTTTTCCTGCTTTATGGCGTTTACAGGATTAGGAAAGTAAAAAAGTCGGGCGGTAAAAGTATATCTTCATCTAAACGTTTCATTGTAAAATGCTACGGTGTGGCGCTGTACGGATTGCCACAGGGGGAGTGCGAATGTTTGTTGTCCTTGTTTGGTGACAGGATAGTTTTTACGGTAAACAAAAAAGATTCTGTTCTTAAGGCAGAAAAAATAACGTCTGCTTTGTTGAAAACGAACTCCGAACTCAAAGGAGCTTCTGCAGGCTCGACCGTTGCGGGAGCGTTACTGTTCGGCGTTCCGGGTGCAATTATCGCATCACGACCTAAGAATGTGACTGAATATGTTATCATAATAAATTATACAAGCGACGGTGAGCCAAAAACAGTAGCTGTGGCTGTAAATAAAGATAAGAAGTATGAAGCAGACAAGATAGTCAATTATATAAACAAGCATATGTCGGGCGGAAGCGACACAGTGCTGTAATTGCGCTGAGAAATAAAATTTATTAAGCACATCTGAGAGGGTGTGCTTTTCTTATGCAAAAAAATCAAACGAACGGAGGATATTAAAATGGAAGAAAACAGATTACCTTATGAAACACTGAAAATCGGTGACACTGAGTACAAGCTCAAAATCTCGGCTTCATCGGCAATCGAGATCGAGAAGAAAACAGGCAAGTCGCTTGTTGCGGGTATGGCGGATTTCGACAAGCTTGAAACAGTAACGCTGTATCTGTGGGGTGCTTTAAATCGCTTTCAGGCGAATATCGACATCAGAAAGGCGCAGGAGATCTATGACGATTACATAGACGCAGGTGGCGACCTTTCGGATATGGCGGAAATACTCTTCAAGACGCTTACGGTGTCGGGTTTTTTCAAGCGTCAGCAGGCAGAAAAACTGCTGGCGCTCGCAGAAAAGGCAGAGAGTGGAGCAGTGCAGGAGAGCTGATAACTAATCTCTACCGCCCGGCACTGTCGGCAGAGATAACGCATAAAGATTTCTGGGACTTATCGGTACGGGAAATAACGCAGGCAATACAGGCAAAAAACGAATATGACAAGGCACACATCGAGTTTAATGAACGCTTGATGTGTGCCTTTGCTTATAGCATCGGTCAACTTGTTGCCATAGGTGTCAACGCTCCAAGGCAATATCCGCACAGCATCGAAAAGGCATTTCCTAAGCTGTACGGACGTGATAAGTCGGAGGGAATACCCGTGTCGGACTGGGAGTTATCAAAGCAGAATATGGCTGAATATGCGGAAGCTACGAAAGGCAGGTACAGTAAGTGACAGTAGAAGAACTGAACGTTATAGTCAGTGCAAACAAGGATGATTTTGACCGTAAGATAAGACAGGTCAACGATAATCTTGTGAACGTGAAAAAGCAGAGCGAAGATACTTCTGCCGGCGCTATGGAATCTTTCAAAAGTCTTGCTTCCGGTCTTGCATCTCTTGGGATAGGCGATATGGTCAAGCAAGCTATAAGTCTTGCAGGAGACCTTCAGCAGAACATAGGCGGTTCGGAGTCGGTATTCAAGAATTATGCCAGCACGATTCAGAAAACCGCAGAAACTGCCGCTTCTTCGCTTGGACTTTCACAGAGCAAGTATCTTGCGACCGCCACAAAAATGGGTTCGCTCTTTCAGGGCTCGGGCTTTTCGGTAGCACAGTCTGCCGATATGGTAACGCAGTCTATGCAACGTGCGTCTGATGTGGCAAGTATTATGGGCATATCCGTAGACAGCGCTATGGAAGCTGTTGCAGGCATGGCAAAGGGCAACTTCACAATGATGGATAATCTCGGTGTTGCCATAAACGACACGAACCTGCAGATATACGCACAGGAAAAGGGACTTGGAAAGCTCTCTACCACACAGCAGAAGGTCAATGCCGCTATGCAGATGTTCCTTGATAAGTCGGACTATGCGGCAGGAAACTACGCAAAGGAAAACGATACCTATTCGGGTGCGCTTACGACATTCAAGGCAGAGCTTGAGGATTTTGCCGCAGAAGCCGGTACAGCGCTCCTGCCGCTTGTTCAGAGCGTACTTCCTGTGTTGTCGGGTGCTTTTAACGCTTTAAAGCCCGTGATAATGACGGTAGCAGAAGCTGTCGGAGGGCTTGGCGGTATTGTAGCGGATATACAAGCGAAGATTGAAGCGGCAACGCCTGCACAGCAGACAATGATGAAAATCGCTATCGGTATGGCTGTGGCAATACCTGCCGTGACAATGGCAACAAGGCTTATGGCTGCTGCAAAAGCGGCTTACAGCGGTGTACTTGCATTTCTGATACCAAAACAGCTTACGTTCGCAAGTGCGTTAAAAGCGACTATGGGCTGGATAGGAATAATAGTCGGTGCGCTGGCATTATTCGGTATGGCGACAAACAAGGGGACAGAAAGCGTAGAGGACAGCTCCGAAAAGCTGAAAAAAGAAAATGAAGCGGCAAGTGATGCGTCTGAGGGCGTTGATGATGTTGCAGAAAGCACAGATAATCTTACAGACAGTGTAAAACGCAGTCTTGCAGGTTTTGACGAGCTTAACAGACTGTCGGGAAATTCAGGTACGCTTGCTTCGAGCGTGGTGTCAAGCGATGATGTTGAGAATGCGGAGGGCCTTGCGGAAGCAATGAGCAATGTGCAGGAGCAGGTCGGCGGAACATCTTTAGAAACATCTTTAGGCTTGAATTTTGACTTTGACGGTTTGCTTGACGGTTTATCGGGAGTTCTTAATAAGGCAAACGAGATAATCACGGATCTTTTCGGAGAAGAATTTGTAGAATTCTTTAAAGACGTAGGTGAAGATATTTTCGATATTTTCAACGGCAACGAAACGGAGCAGTACAATGCTCTGGTGCGGCTTAATGACAGGTTTAAATCACTTTTCGGTGATTTGGGGGAAGGTTGGTCTGATTTCTGGCAAGGCATTGGAGAAGGTATATATAAGTTTGCTAACGGTGATTTGCTTGGTGGACTTGAAAAGATAAACAGTATGTTTGAAGGTCTTTTCGGGGATCTCGGAAAAGGCTGGTCTAACTTCTGGCAGAGTGTAGGCGCCGGTCTTTTTGAAATGACGCACGCAGATGAACTCAAAGAAATAGATCTATCTAGCAAATACGGAACAGCTATAGGCCTGGCACAGCTTGATTCAAACGAATATATGCGTTCCGGATACGATCCTTCTAAGGCGTGGAACATGGCTCTTGAAAAGAACGGACTTACCTCCAACGAAGCGCTCTATGCGGTAAAGCAGTTCAGCACATACGATCCGCAGAAAGCGTATGAAGAACTGCAGAAAAGCGGGCAGATTAACAGTCCGGATACCTGGGGTGGCTTAGGACTTTTAGCGTTAAAAAAATACGCCGACGGCGGTTTCCCCGACTATGGCGATCTGTTCATAGCAAATGAAAGAGGCCCTGAGCTTGTCGGCACTATCGGTAACCGTACCGCAGTTGCGAACTCGTCAAGCATAGAAACAGCAATATATAACGCTGTACGCTCGGCTATGTCAGACAGTACAGGCGGTCAATCCGCAGATATACACGTCACGGTCGATATAGACGGAGATACGGTCGGTGAAACCGTAGCACGCTATAATGCCGTCAGAAACCGCAGACTTAACGGAAGGAGTTAATATGCAGACACTTATAAAATTCGGCAGCTTCACACCGATTTCGCCCAAATCATACGGCGTACAGCGCTCCGACCTTGACAGCGAGGACAGCGGCAGAAGTGAAACAGGCGTGATGTTTCGCAATCGCATAAGAGAAGGGGTGTACAAGATACAGGTAACGTGGAGGGTGAACAGGTCGCAGCTTTCCGCTATAGCAAATGCGATTTCTCCCGATTCGTTTTCTGCGACATTTTTCGATCCGACTACTGCGAGCACAAAGACCTGCACAATGTACGCCGGTGACAGAAGCGCAACTATGGTACTTAATGCCGATACCGCCGCAGAAACGCTGTGGGATTTAAGCGTAAACTTTATCGAATATTAAGAGTAAGAGGTGATTCTATGCTTGATGTATCAGCCGCTTACACGGCGGCGATTAAGGATAAAAACCGCACAGACCGCATTGCAGGTACAATTAAGCTCTGTGACGGTGAAACGATAAACATAACCGATGATATTATTGTTAACAACAGCGTCACGCTGAAAGAACAGCTTGTATCGGGTGATACCTTTGAAATAGGCACGTTCTACACAAATCAGCTTGATATAACGGTGTATGACGATAACTTCCTGACAAGGACTTATGCGAATGCAAGGATAACGCCGAAATACGAAATACAGCTTGCCGACGGCACATGGGAAAGTGTACCGCTCGGAGTATTCACGGTAGACAACAGCCTTACAAAGCGCAAGGGCAGTATTCATAAGTTGACGGCTTTTGATGACAGTACAAGATTTGATGTTAATATATCAGCGTATGCAGGTGGCAGAAAGACTGTACAGCAGCACATTAAAGACGCCGCCGCAGATGTTGGTATCGAACTTGCAACAACAGATTTCGGTGCGTATCCTAACGACAATCTGACTGTAGATTCTACAATTTCAACAGAAATACAGACATACAGGGATTTGATCGAGTGGTGCTGTGCGATAATGGCGGCATCGGCGAGAATTAACCGATACGGCAAGCTCGAAATAGTAAAGCTAAAGGAAAAAACAACAACTGTTGACGATGCACTTATATATGATCCGGATTATACGGTAGAGGGCTACGAGCGTACCGGAACGGAATTTTTTGATCTCCGTGCGCTGACGAAGTATTTTTCAACAACATTTGACGGCGAGCAGTATGTGTATACAAACATTTCAACGCTTGATGATTCAGCGGCAAGAAAAGCCACATTGTATATTCCCGAGAATCCGCTGTTGCAGTCGTTGTCGATAGAAACACGAAAATCGGCGTTTCAATCCTGTGCAGACGCTATGACTATAGCACTGCGGCGTGTTGAATTTTCTTTTAACGGTAATCCTGCGATCGAATGCTTTGATACTTTATGCGGAAGCGGTGGAAAAATAGATGTTAATCGTACAATAGCATTTTTCCCGACGACGCTGGTATGGAAGTATCGAGGAGCGCATAAGGTCAGCTGTGCATTTGCGGAGCTTACCGATGAGGCAACGGCAACCGTTTTGGAAATGACACTTGCGTCAAACGAACAGTCTAAAACACCGGTACAAGTAAAAAGTAAAACAGAAAAGCGCCTTGACGGTGTGGGGAAAAAAGCAACAAGCGGCGGAAATGACGGTGTGGGTAAATATACAAACAGCGATAAGAATTGTGAGATCTTCAACGATTATTCCGGTAATAAAGCTGAATCATATTATGCACACGCCGAAGGAAGTAAGACAGCAGCGACTGCTCCTTACAGCCACGCAGAGGGCAGAGAAACGACAGCCAGCAACGAAAGTGCACACGCCGAAGGTATGAATACTTTCGCAATGGGACGGTGCGCACATGCTGAGGGTATGGGAACTGTGGCAAGCGGCAGTAATAGCCATGCCTCGGGATATTATACTGTAGCCGGAAGTGAGCACATGACTGCTATGGGTAGATATAATAGCACAACAAGCAATGCGCTTTTGGTTATC